GGCAGAATATGATCTGCTGCTGTTACTGAATAATTGGCAAATGACGATTTTTGAGTTGTTGCCATTGTACTACCTATTTTTTTAATCCATCTTCAACTATTCGATAAATCGAATCTTCGGGTAGGATTTAATTATTATTTAATTATTATTTAATTTTCCTTTACCAAATCCTGCAAAGAGTCCAAATGAATTTGACGATTTACCTTTATAATGTCTTTCGGCATTTTCCTGAGTTGCGTCTAAATAATCGATTGTAGTACATTCTTTGTTTTTATAAGTACAAGAAGGATAGCCTTCTTTATCGGTTTCCATTCTTAATGTGTCTGTGGGATCAAGATCAATACCAAGTATCTTTTCTTTTTTTCCATTAACCAAACTCATTATTTTCCTGTACCAAATATATTTCCAAACTTATCATTAGAGCCTTTTTTTGATTTTTCATAACCATCAGGATCATTAATAACCCATTCCATTTTATTTTCATATCCACCAAATTCACCTCCCACTCCTCTCTGACCAGTAGCTTTTGATGTATTTGCTGATATGCTTTTACCTGTTTTGTTCACATGAACCCTTAAATTAGCCATTGAAAGATCAGAATAAATAACCCGATCATCTTCAGGCATTTGATTTAATAGATATTCCCTCTCCTGTTGTCTTTCCGTCTCTAATACTTCCAAACGTGAAGTTTTTTCATCAAGTAATGAATTTTTTTCCTGAAGTAGCTCTTTCAATTGACCTTCTTCTTTCATTTTACTTTCCCTTGCTGAGTTCTGTTTATCACTAATCTCTGCAAGTTGAGTTTTCAATTCACCTATTTGATCTTTAGCTTCCTTAAATACAGAATATGGAATACTATGATCTTTTTGCCCTTGATTTACATCAGTTGGATTGATGGATTCCTGTTTTTGGTCATTTGGATTGACCGAATCCTGTTTAACGACATTTGGATTGTCTGCCATAATTTATAACTCCTGTTTATTTATTTTCAATTAAAATTATTTTAAATACTTATATAGAGAATTTGGCTCAAATACTACCTCATTGGTTTGTAATGGATGTATTTTTTTATGGTCAAACTCTCCATTCTGTATATCTTCTGGTATTCCTTTGGGAAAAGCCTTGCAATATTCATTAAATCCTTCTCCCTCTAATCTTTCACAGCCAACACAAGTCGGTGTATTTTTTGGTAATTCAGTTTGCATTATGTTATCCCATTATCATCTAAAAATTGTAAAAACTTTGGATGCAACAAGTCTTTCCTTCCCATCTTGAACAAGCTAAAACATTCTGCAAACCATTCTTTTTCATTTTTCATAGAATATTGTGATGGGAATATCTTTCGCATTAGCCTTTCTTTATCTAAAGGATCACCTCTAAAATTATCTAATTCTTTCTGCATCTTCCGCTTAAATGAACTTATTTTTTTTTCAAAAGGTGTTTTTGATCGAAATGTTCCACCTAAATATTCATCTTTTGTAAAGATTCCTTTTTGCTGATGGACATGATGTCCTATCTCATGCCAAAAGGTGCTTTTGGTCATTAATTCTTGGTTGTTTTCAAGTGTTACAAAATGCCTTTTAACACTCCAGCTATGTAAGCCTTCAGAGGCATCCTTTGTATATCTTCTTACTATATGGTCAGGCGTTCGTAACATCCCTTTGTTTATATTCAATAAACCATCACCCATACTTGCATTTACTGAATTTCTTGGATCACTACCTACACCTCTAATTCTTGGTAACCTGTTGTCATCGCAAAACTTATTACACTCCTCAAGTAGTTCATTTACTAAATTGCATTGCTCAAGTGTCATTGACTTATAACGATTATAATTGTTATATTTTTTTACACTACCCCTGAACCTCTCCACATCATCACCAAATTTATATCCTCTTTTCCCTTCTTTTTGGTTTGCTTCAGCCCATCTTTGAGCAGAGGCTTTTGTCTTTGCAAAACCAGCCTTAAAAAGTCCTTTCCCAATATATTCTTTTTTTGGCTTTTCCTTTCGTATTATATTGCCTTCAGTTTTATATCCAACAGGTACTAATTGACATTGACAATTCCTTCCACAAACAGAGAACCCAGACTTGGGCAAACCAATAGAATCAAAATATCCCATTTCACCTACAACACCAGCACGATTCTCACAGTCAGGGCATACCTTACCTCCTGCACTAACCCACCTGAATCGCTTTATACCAGCCTTTTCATAAGCCTGTCGAGTTGATACATTACTTGCATTTTCCATACCATTACGAATCGTTGAAGCAGAATTGTTTTTTAATGATCCGAAGATTCTACCTCTTTCAGTTAGATCATTCCTGAGTATGTTTTTTATTTCACTTTGATTTACACCAGAAGCAGACATTAATCCAATAAAACTTTCAACATCATTAGAGAATGAATTAGCAGTACCTTCAACGCTTATTCTCATATATTCCCTTAAATCATTAAAATTCACCTTATTCCTGCTCCACCCTTTTGCCTTAATTTTTCTTTTAATCTAAATTTTAAAGATGTATCTATTTTTTTCAATGCTCTTTTAGATATTCCAAACCATTCACGTTTAGGTACTCCATCGCCTGTATTGTGAATATGCCCTACAACTATTCTATTTACTCCATCCCTTCCTCTTGGCACTTGGACATTTGCTATTTCTTTTCCTCTGGTTGCTCTTGGTTTTATATAGACCTCGTGCATTTGCCCTGTTGCAATTAAAGGAGCATTAGGTTGCCCTTTTCTTCTTTTTTGTTTAGATGTTGATTCTTTTAATGGCTTAAAAGCTGATCCATTAATATCTTGCCCTTGTCTAACTCCATTTTTTATATCAAGAACAATTATATCTGCTACAATGTTTACTTCATTGTGTAGCTTTAATCCATCCCAGTTAATATTTTTAATATGTTTTACTTTAGCCATACGTCAATCAATAGCATTAATTATTTTCTTTGCTTTCTTTTCACCGAGACCAATGGCTTCTTCTACCATTGTTTGCTTACTTTCCCAATACTGATATAAAATTTCAGAAGTATAAATATTAATTTCCTCCTTATCCATTTTAAATAATAAATCAATGTCGACAATATCTAATATCTTTTCTGCATCGTCTGTAATCTCATCTTTTAATTCATCTATTTTTTCAATATGTTTACGGAGTATTGGCATTTGCTTGTGCTGGTCTAATGCTGAAGATATTTGTCTTTTCACCCCTTTGTTCTATCCTGTTATCAAGGAACTCAATAGCTTCTTCCCTGTTCTCAAAGCGATCAGGATCATGCTCCATGATATAATCTATCTTATCTTTTATTCCATGTTTCATCCACCAATCCCATTGAGCCATCTCTTTATCTGGATCAGGGAAATCAATCTCTGCAAAATCAACACTAAAATCATCAGGTAGATTAAGGTTCATTTCAACATCTAATATTTTCTGCTCTATCTTGTGAATATCCTTTTCCACCATCCTAAACTTCTCAACATCATCTTCCCTTGCTTCCAGCAATTCAAGATTCTCTAACTTAATTGCAACTCCTGACTTCTGAGATGCTATACCAAAATCGAAAGCGATATGATGATTAGAACATATATGCTGTATCTGATGTTTAATCCCTTCCATGATTGCACCGATGTCTGTTGAGTTATTAATAGAACCTAAATCTCCATCTTCAAGAACAACTACCTTATTTAATCCAAGTTTAATATTATTAGTATCAACCCTTCCCCTCACAAACATCTGGCCTCCAGCACTTCTGATATGATGCTGTAACATGGTCATGGATATATCTATCTGTTGATTAGCTAAAGCAATATCAGCACCCTCTCCGATATTAAAATACTCATCAATTACACAATTAGGCTGTATGGTTACGAACGGAAGTATGCCATAAGGATTTACATTATCATCATTTAATTGAGTTATCTTATTCATAGAATCAATCATATAATGTTCTTCAGCACTCCAAAATATAAACTTATCTTCTTGGTGGTGTAGTATGTCATCTGTTGTTTTCTGCATTGGGTAAAGTACACTCATCACTTCCATAGGATTATCAGGATTAAGAGTTACCTCATATTCAAGAACTGGTCTATATTCCAATTTCTCCTCATCCTCATTCCAGAGTACATGAACAAGCATAGTACCTACAAGATTATGAACTCTCTCGACGTTCTTTAGCTTATAATTCTTTCTGAGCATCAGATCAGTAATATCATCATTCTGTTCATTGTTATACATCCTGATTGGATTATCTTTATAAACCATTGATATTCTGTTGATAATCTTCTTGGTTATGTTGGTAGTATATAAAGGAATCTCCTCTTGCAGACTGCCTCCGAAATACCCATCAATGTACTGCTGAGTATTCTGATACTGATAATAATCTACCAGCTTATTCCTGTATTTAAACATCTTGGCAAGGTTAGCTTCTTTAAATCTCGCCATTGATTCTCTTATTGCTTGTTCTGCATTATTAAAATAAATCATGCCATATATGTCCTTGTTGTCGGTTTAGAAATAGGGTGTTCAAAATCAATATAATAACCGAATCCATCTGATAAATGGGTTAGTTCTTTATTCGATTTGTCAATTTCTCGTGTGCCATCCTTGTTCACCACTTGTTCTAAATCCCTGATTAATCCTTTACATTTAGGATCAATAATACAAGTTTTCATAATTGAATTTACTGAGTTTACTCTGTCTATTACTGATGGAGCAGATTGTTTTGTTAATACTTTAAAGTTATTCTGTCTAAGTATATCGTGGTCTGTGTTATAGCTTGAAGTCCTCCGTTGATTCCCTGAAGGATCGGGGTATATTATTATATTTCTATTTGAGCCATATCTTCTTTTAATCTCATCACATAGCTGTTGTGTCATTAGCTCCTGTCCTCCACTATGCTTAATTGAAATTTCATCGAACACTCGTACTCTGGGATTGGAGTAATATTCCTGAATGAGGGTACAAGTGATGGGGGATACGTTAAAATCCAACCCGATTTTGATCGGCATGGTTTCGATGTATTGGACTTCTTTTGTATTTTTTTCTCTGGAGAACGCATAATACGTCGATCCTCTCTGCAAATTGACAAAATTTCCAAGTAAATAAGCCTTGACTAACTGCTCATCATAATTCTGTTCTAATGATTTCAAGAACTCTCTCGGTAAGCTCTTATTATCATAGCTACTTGCTCTTATGTATTCATAACCCTCTTTAGGATTATTTTCCCATAATTCCCATACATACCTGAACCCTTCAGGTGTTGTAGTTGTAAATGCTGTTAATGTATTGCCATCTCTTAATCTACTGAGTAACATCTTCCAAGCATAATCATCCTTCAGTAAATCGCTCTCATCTATTCCACCAAAGGCTAAATTTAACCCTGCCCATCTTCTGCTATTCTCTGCTGATCTTAACAGTACATCACAATATCCACCATCCCACTTTACTTTATATCTTAAATCAGAAGCATTGTATTCATAAGAATATCCTGCTTCCCTTAATACTTCCTCCCATGTCGGCTGCAGAACATCCTTCACCATTGGATAAACTGGCTCTGCTAATAAACCAACTTTCCCTGCATTTAACCCACATTGTCTTAATGCTTTTACGCATAAGGCATAAGTCTTTCCTGCTCCATACCCTGCAATAAGTGCTGGATACTTCGCCTCAGAATATACAAAATCATCTTGATGTCCATATAATTTAAATACGTTCTGTTGTGAAGCCACTTGGCAGTTCTTCTATTGTCTGCTGAATAACCTGTGCTGGTTTCCCTTCCATTCTATCAGCAATGAATTGAATACTCCATGTATCTCCTTTGATAGCTTCATTAACAACATTATTTAATATCAAATTAAGTTTAGTAACACCATTATCACCTTTTTCAGCAGTTATTTTTCTTAATATTTCAGGAATACATTTACCCTTTTTAGGTCTGCCTTTAGGATTACCACTCTGCCCTTTTTTAAAAGGTTTCAGGTTATCTATGTTTCCCCTCTGCTTTTTAGTGGTGTCTGACATCTTATCCAGTCCTCCTTACAAGTGTATATTCTTCTCTCTCACCTACCTCTTTACACGTTTTTTGATTTACCTTCAAAGATGTTAAATGAATAGTATCATCATCCCATATAAATAGTTCATTACAGAGAGCATCAATTAGAGATTTCATTGAACCATACAAGTTATCATGGTCTAATTTTCTTCTTCTAATTGTTTCTATTTCTAAATTAAATGGTTGTTTTGGTTCAGCTTTATCAAATTTCCATTTATTCATCTCTGAACGTACTATTAGCTGATACTGGTTTCTTCTTTTAGAACGGACACTCCAATGTTCTCGAAGTGTTATATTCGGTGATGGAGGAACAAAAGGTAATTTTATTATTTCTGCCATTCTCATAATTTAAGGGGATATTAGGCTAATCTAATGGAGGAGATGGATAATCTAAATTAATAAATATCCCCAATATATTAAATTCTATTAAAATTCTAAGGCATATAATATTACATTTTGTTTGTTAATAAAAAGATTTTACTATTTTAATATTACCATTTTAAGAGTTTTGCTTAAAATGATTAGGTGCTTTTACCCTTTGCTTTATACAACTATTTAGTTGCATGGAGCTATATTGAAAAAGGTGGAAAAAGGTGGAAAAATATGATTAGGAAGAATAACCACTTAAAAACACTAAAATTCTTCCTATATAAAATTCTCGTTGGCAACCATTACAGGGAATGGGTGTTTATAAGGTAATTAATCTCATATAAGCCAACGAATGTATATTATTTATTATTTTCTATACTTTTAATTTTAATACCTATTAATAATCTTAATATTGATAAATTTTCTTTTGTTAATTTTGAGAGTGCATAAGTAAAACATCCTACTCCTTTTATTTTACCAGACATTGTATCGCTAAAAGTTCCTATTAATTTAACATCAATAGTTGTATTTTCATCTGTAATAAGAGACATAATATCATCCACTACATTTCTTTTAGTTTGCATTGTCATGTTACAAAATTCATTAAGCCATTCTACAGGATAATTTTTAAAATCATCTCTGTAGTATTTACCTCTGTTTGATTCACTCATCATAAATCCTTTATTAGCTTATTAAAATTAGGTTGTTTAAATTCATTGGGGTTTTTCTTGTATTGACTATTCCTCATTTGAAATTTTTTAACTTTTTCTATTTTATTGTTATCATCAAATGTATCAGTATATGGTATAGGTTCGCCCTTTTGGGCAACTCCATTTGCCCTTTTTGGCATATCGATTTGCCCTTTTGAGGAAGTACCCTCTACAAATAGCTTAAGTGCTTTATTTGTAAGGGCATACCATGATGTTCTGTCATATTTAACTTTATTGTAATTACCCTTCAAAATATACCCGTTTTTAACAAGTTTCTCAATTGTATATCTGATCTGTTTATCTGTTAAATAATCAAACATAAGCCTAAATCCATTAATAGAATTATAAGTCCAATACTTACCCTCATGTTTATGTTTCTTATTTCCTTTATTCTTTAAATGCCAGAAATAAAAATGCTGTAGAAATACTGCACATAATATTCCTGTCTTTTTAGCGATATGTGTAGTGAAACTATGTATCATAATCCTCCTTCATACAATACTCAATTGTTTATCTTTTTCAAATGCTTTTTCCATACCCTCTGATGCCTTGAACATCTCTCTTGCTCTGCTTCGCAGATGGTTTATAGTATGTCTTGCCTCACTAATATCCAAAGGATAAAAATACCCCTTTGAACCACTACAAATAGGAACATTATCAACACTTCTAAGCTCATGCACTGCTTCCCTTATAACAACATCAACACATCCTAATCTTTCCTTAATTTCCCTTGACTTTATAGGATTATTTATTGTATGGGATTTTATTATATAAAGAATTGATTGTTTTAAACTATTTCTTTTCACCTTTTTCCTTTTTTATTCTATTACAGGGTTTACACAACCCATTAGCATTTTTGTATAGTGAATTATAATAATTAGGACATCCAGCCTTAGAACAGGGAATATGCTCCTTTAATGGCTTCTTTGTGAAAACCCTCAAATTAGTTTTTTTATCTTCTCTGCAACTGCCTGGACCACAGGAACACTTACTGCATTACCAAGCTGTTTATATCGTTGTGTATCTGATTGTCCATTATTAGTCCAATTATCAGGAAATCCCTGTAATCTCTCACATTCTTTTGGTGTAAGCCTTCTGATCATTCCAGTTGTTGTGTTGGTTTGTATTAATCTATTTGCCGAACTATCTAAAGTTGTCATTATTCCCTTATCCCCTAAAATTGTTCCTGTTTGGCTGTATCCCTGTTTTACTTTTCCTGATTTTCCCTTCCTAATTACTTGAATACCCGATTTTGACACTGATTTGTCATCAAGTTTAACTTTTATATCATTACAGCCCTGTGATTGAAGTGTAGGCATTAATCCCTTGTAAGAATAAACTCTATTTCCCATCTCATACCCACCATTTTCTGCATATTTAGGCTTATTTAAACAAATTATTCCTCTTTGTTCATACTGTTCACCCTCAATAATGTACGATCCATTCCCTTGTCCTTCATATCTTGCTGTAAGGGTATTTGTAAATTGTCCTTGTAACTCATTAATCTGTTTGTTGCTTTCTCCGATAGGAAATATTTTTGATCCACTTCCTCCTCCAAGATGTCCGACAAGGTATATCCGCTCTCTGTTTTGGGGTAGAAACCATTTTGTATTGCACAATTGCCATTCAAGTCGATAGCCCCCAATGTCGGTAAAGGCTTTGATAATTGCCCAAAAATCTTCGCCATCATTGCTGCTGAATGTTCCTTTAACATTTTCCCAGATAAAAAAACGAGGTCTGCACTCAGAGATGAGTCTAATTGCTTCCCCGATAAGACTTGATCTTGATCCACCCATGCCAAGTCTTTTTCCAGCAATGCTAAAATCTTGACAAGGGCTTCCGAAGGTAATAATGTCGATTTGTGGTAATCTTTCAGATCGAATAGACTTAACACTTCCTAACTCCTTTGCTTTTGGAAAATTATATTGATATACTGCATTTGCATATTTGTCAATGTCTGAATGACCAACCCATTCAAATTCAAATCCAGCCTGTTCAAAGCCTTTATGAAAACCACCAATGCCTGAGAATAAATCAAGCAGATTCAACTAAAAAGGTATTCCATCATCATACGTTTCTTCTTTCTTTTCTTCCTGGACCTCGCCACCAACATTTTTATATGCTTCTAATGCTAATTCCCTAACCTTTAGAGATGCTTCACTTTTAGCGACAACAGTATTTTCATACTCACCTTCTTTGTTCTTTCTTGATGGAAATGCCACCCATAATTCACCATTCATTGCTTCACATATTTTAAACCCTGAGAAATATAATCCATCTATCTCCAGAGTAAAAAATGCTTTTATTTTTCCCCAATCACCTTTTTTAATTGTACTTATCTTCATTGTTTTTCCTTTGTTTTAAAATTACAAGATTCTCTAAGTATTTTATATCCACCATTAACGAGTGGTCTGATAATATTATTTTTAATTGTGCAAGGGATAACTACTCCTTTCTCGGTAACTAAGTATATCTTCATCATTCTCCTTTTTATTTAATTATTAAAATAGTTAAAATAATACACCAAACATAAAGAATAGACATAGCTGTGCAAAAATAAGGATATGTCTTTGCAATAGTTTTATTGCCTATATATTTAACCCAAAATTTACGCTGTAGCTCCTCATATTTATTCATCATTCTCCTTTTCTTCTATAATATTATGATTAATATCAAATAAGCCATTACTATAATCAAAAATAACGCTTGTATCTTTTGCCAAGATTATTCTCATATAAGGATGTTTAATAAGTACATGACTACGATCCCTAAGATCATCAATTGGCATACACTCTAAAACCTCTATTATTCTTTTTATAATTTTATGGCGTTCTAATTTACTCACCACTCAGTATACCTTCTTTTTTTTCTTTCCTTAACCTTGATTCAATAACCTCAACAACTTGCTTTAGATCAGTAATTAAACCCATATTTATTAAACTTACGACTGACAACAAAGTACCTTCCAGTCTACCACACGAAATATAAACTTTCCTTATTCTTTCAAATGTTTTATCATTCATCATTTTTCAACAAACTCCTGTTCTTCAGCATTTGACCATCTGCCCATTTCTTTGCGATGATCCCTCTCATTAACTGCACAGGCTGTTCTTCTTTTGCCCTGTTCTGTATCACCCCACTCTGTATCTGGGAATTTATGAATCAACCATAAAACATAATTCGCTTCCAGACTTTCCCATGTTTCATCTTTATATTTACCCGATCCACCTAACTTAAATTTTCTCTGTTCTTTCCATTCTAACTCTTTCCCCTCAAATGGGGTATCAGATGGGGTATCTTTCTTTTTAGGTTGGGAGGTACTATTCTGATTGTTAATTGCATTAACTACTTCATCAGCCGATGCAACACTTGTATCAATTCCAATCCCGAAATTACCCAATGCCCTACCAACTGCTGATGTTTCACAATTCTCAATATATGATGTTTTATTGATAAATGTACTTCCTTCAACTTCATAAGCGTGTCCTGTAGCAACACATTCACCTTCTATAAGCACTTCAGCCTTAAAGGTACACTTGCCATCCACATCACTAACTAAGTACGTTAAAATTTGACCACTTTGGTGGTTTTCCCTAAAATACTTAATCCTCTCATTGACCTCAACATACTCTTTTCCTTTAATATTAATTGTTTTCATTATTTCCCCTTGTGTTTATTAACTATTTCAATTGCATCTTCTGTATATAATGCAGATTGTCCTCTTTTACCTTTTCTCTCTGTAGGCAACTTTCCCAATTTAGCCAGATATTGAACCGTATAAAACGGAACATCACATTTATCTGCTAATTCCTTTGTTGTAAGTAAAACCATAAATCTCCTTTTAAAATTATGCAAATAACTTAAAGAATAATAATAATAACATCCAAAGAAATAATTGTTCCAGAGGAGAAATTAAATA